AAGTTAGTAATTGCCCTGCATATAATAAAGAGTCTAAAGAAGCCCTAGAAGGGATGTTGGAATACAATTTAAATCCTGATGATTATTATTATATAGATTTTCCTAAGCGTTTTCAACATAATGGACAAACAGTAACTTTGTATACAGGATTATTTGCCATATTATTTTCTTGTATGATGGGCTATGAGGAAGTATATACAGCAGGGGTAGACGGAAATATGCTAGGTACAGATGATGGATTTAAATATAAAAAAAGATATATAAAAGAGGCAAAAAAATTTGTAAGAACAGGTAAGAGTAAATTGGTAAGAGTTCATAAGCAACCCAAACCCAAAAATATGTCGGAATGGTCAGATTGGAAGGTTATACAAAATTATCCAAAAACTCTTGATTATCTTTTGGATTATTGCAAAGATTTATATCCTAATATTAATATTTATAAATCGCATAAATTGTCAAAATTAAATGTAGAAATAAAAGACCCTTTAAATTACAATTTTAATTAATGGATAATATATTAATATATCAAATGGGGAAAGTCGGATCTCAAAGCATAAAACATTCTTTAGAAGAGAAAAAAATAAATCCATACCATTTACATTGGTTAGGAGAAAGAGAGCCTATTGCTGAGTTTTATACAAGGAATATAGATATTTTAAAGAATTTAAAAGATAAGAATAAAAAATTTAAAGTTATAGTTTTAGTGAGAGAGCCAATGGCAAGGAATTTATCTGCTTTTTTTCAAAAAATTAGAAGATGGACATCTAAAAAACCTGAAAAGATGGATTCTTATGAAATTTTTAAAGATTTTATAGAAAACTATGACATAGCATACCCAGACAAATGGTTTAAACAGGAACTTGAAAAGTTTTTTAATATAAATGTTTATAAAGAACCTTTCGATCATAGTAAAGGTTATAAAATATATAGTATAAATGGACACGATATTTTAATTATAAGATTAGAAAATGCAAAAGATAAATTAGAAGAAGCGATGAGGGAATTTATTAAAATTTCAGGGATAAATATGAGCTGTTGTGGAGTTTATGAAAATAGAAAAGTTGGAAATGATTTTATTCAAAAATATAAAGATATTAAAAGTATGAATTTTCCATTAGATTTTATAAATAAAAATTATAATCTTAAATATTCAAAGCATTTTTACACAAAAAATGAAATTGAATCTTATAAGAAAGGATGGATAAATTGAGTTTAATAGAAGCAGTTAAAGAATCAGAAGGTTTTAGAGATAAAGTATATAAGTGTACTGAAGGTATTGATACTATTGGGTATGGCTTCGCTATTAAAGACTTAGTATTAGATGAAGATATATGTGATATGATACTAGAGAGAAAGTTGGATAAATTGATAGATGCCGCCAATAAGAAGTTTCCTTTTTTAAGAGGATTGCCGCAAGATAAATGCGAAGTTGTATACGAAATGTGCTATCAGCTCGGCATCAACGGAGTTTCTAAATTCAAGAATATGCTTAAACACTTAGAAGCTGAGAACTTTGAAAAGGCATCAGTTGAGATGTTAGACTCTTTATGGGCTAAACAAACGCCTAATAGAGCTATTAAGCTCAGTAACCAGATGAAAAAATGACAGAAGCACAAAAGCATAGGGAATATGTTATTAGTGTTTTATCGGAGCTTAAAAGCGATACTGAACACATTAAGGAAGGGGTAGCAAAGAATGAGCAGCATCTTAGTGAAATTAATGGAAGGTTACGCAAGACAGAGGAGAAAGTCAAGTTTATGGAAGGCGTTGGGTCTATTCTCTCTGTTATGTTTACTTTTTTTATCGGTTGGTTGTTTAGGAGATAGATGAGTAAAGTATTGAAAAGAGCTATCGTTACCCCTGATAAGCATTTTCCTTTACATTCACAACCTGCAATTAACTGTGTTAAACAGGTTATTGAAATTGTTAAACCTAATCTTTATATAGATTTAGGTGATACTGGTGAGTGGGGTAACTTCTCTCATTGGAAGTGGAAAAGAAAGAAAAAGCCTCCTTTAGAGATTATAATTCCTACATTAAACCAGGATGTTAAAGATGTTAATGAGGGGATGGATCAAATTGACGAGTCTTTAGATAAGGTAGGTTGTGAAACCAAACACTTCATACAAGGCAATCACGAGCTTTGGTTAGATCAATTTGTAGATGAACATTCTTACTTGCCTCAATATATGCCTAAAAATTGTTTAAGATTAGAAGATCGTGGGTATAAATACCATAAATGTGGTAAATTTCTTAAGGTAGGGAAGCTCAATTTTTATCATGGACATCTATATGGTGGGCAATATCATACCGCTAATCATCTTAGAAAGTTAGGTGCAAATGTTATGTATGGGCATTGGCACGACATCCAACAAATGAGTGCTACCCATATAGATGGACAGAAGTCAGCCTGGAGTATTGGATGCTTAAAGGATATGACAAGAGAAAGTAATGAATGGCTAGGTGGTAGAGGGCATAATTGGAGTCATGGGTTTGCTATAGTGGATTTCTTTAGAGGTGGCAATTTTTCAGTACATTTGATGCAAATAATTGATGGTGTTACTAGCTTGTATGGGGAGAAGATAGATGGGAATGTCTAAACAAGAAATAGAGCAGAAGAAGAAAGAGCGAATGGCTGCTAAGAGGCTTATGATTGATAAGCTAAGATTTTGGGTTGGTGTATTTAGTGTTCCTACTATATTGATTATGGCTTGTATGTTGATTGCCTCGGCATATTACTTAGGTGAAAGTCAGTTGGCGGTTGTAACAGGTCTTATTTCGACCATAACGATAGGTTTAATCAATGTTTTAAATGGGATGGTAGCTCCACCTCCACCAGAAGACCCATTAGCGACAGTAGCAAAAGATTTAGTACACCATTTACAAGATCAAGCTAATAAAGATATGGAAGTATCTATGGATAGGAATAAGATTAAGATTGGTGGAAATGGAGTAAAGATGGAATCTAATACCCCTAAAGATTCAGTATGGGGAGATGATGTTCCGCTCAAGAAAAGGAAAAAGTAAATGAAAAATATGTATGATTACAGTAAAGTAGTCAAACTAATGAGAGATTTTTTTCAGGGTGAGAAGGGTTTTACAGAAGTCCCTGCTCAAAGTAGGCAATCTATATTAGCTGCTTGTGAAGACCCTGCGACAATATCTCAGTATATATTTAGTGGTGTTAATTACCCATTACCTCAAACAGGGCAAATGTGGCTAGAGAGAGACTTGTTGGAAAACCCTAAAGTAAAAGGTGTTTTTTGTATAACAACTAGTTATAGAAACGAACCTAATCCAGTAGAGGGAAGGCACGATAAAATCTTTCCTATGTTTGAATTTGAGTCTCATGGCAATATAAATGATATGATTAAACTAGAAGAGGAATTGCTAGAGCATTTAGGGTTTGGCTCGGATCACCATAAGATTACATATGATGATGCTTGTAATAAATATGATACAAAAGAATTAGATTATGATGAAGAAGAAGCGTTGTGTAAGGACTTTACTCCTTGTACTTTTTTAACGCATTTTCCATTGAGGACTCATCCATTTTGGAATATGAAACACGCAGGTAATGGTATTTATAATAAAGTAGATGTTATAATGCATGGTATGGAAACTATTGGTTCTGCTGAACGAGCAGTAGATGTAGAGGAAATGAGAAACCAATTTCATAACATATCAGATGGTGAGTATGCTAGATTGCTTTATAATCATTTTGGCGAAAAAAGAGTTGAAGATGAATTAGAAGAATATTTAGCTTTAGATATGTTTGAAAGATTTGGTGGTGGTATAGGAGTAACAAGAATGGTATCTGCTTTAAAGGCAGCAGAATTATTAAAAGGAAATTAATGAAAAAAAAATCAACAACACATAAAAGAAGAAAAGAAGCAATAGATGCCTTAAATGGCGAATATAATGGTTGGTGGATATACCAATATTACAAAGGGTTGGTTAGAGGAAGTGAAAAATAATGGATTGGGGAAGATTGTTAGATGCTTTTTTAACAAGTTTATTTATTGCAGTTCCTTTGTGGGTGTTTTATGTAGGAATTAAGATATTAATAATGGATTGGTTAAATGGAAAATAATGTTAGCAAATTTGAAGATTTAAGATTTTACATAAACAATAAAGAAATAATATATAAAATAAGGAGTGATTATGTTAGAAATGATCGCAGCAAATTTAACAGGTAAAGCAGTAGCTGTAGCAGGGGGAGGAGTTGCAGTTGTTGTCTCTACTTGGGTTTTAAAGAAGATACCTAATGCTACTATAAAAGCAAAGGTGGGGATGTGGATGTATGGACTAGGAGTTGGAGTAACTCTTGGAATGGCTAAATGGAAATTTACTAAGCCAATATGGAATAAGGTTGTTGAGCCATATTTTATTGACTTAATAGATAATGTAATAATAACTGGGCTATCAAAGTTTGTGGAGGGTATGAGATCAGATAATGTCTAATCTTAAATTAGATAATGCTTTAGATCATAATCTTAAACCAATAAAGGTAGAAGATAGAATTTTGCCTTTAAATGTTTCTGATAGTAAAATAGTTTATCCTAAAACACCTACAGATACTTATGAGGTGGCTAATAAAAAGTATGTAGATGATAATGCAGGTGGTGGTTCATCTGATAGTAATTATTATTGGGTTCTTAATGCAGGTTTTAATTATGGCTCTACAGGAGGTACAAAAGTATATGTACCATTGAATGGATATGTATTTGAAAGTAGTGTTTCTTCTAGTAGAAATGAATTTCAAGTAGTTGTAATGCCACACGATGGATATTTAAGTAAAGTGGTTGTAAGAAGTGAAGAAGCGTGTGGTTCTTCTGTAGTTGGATTGCATAAATCTTCAAATAACACAGAAATACCTAATACTACAGCTTCAAATGAAGCAACAGTAAATATGATAGTAGATGATACATCTTATAATTTTGCATTTGGAGAATCTGCAACAGTATCATCAGGAGATGCTGTAGCTATATCTTTTGATCCTACTAACGATGCAAATGATACGATTTTAACTGCTGTATTTATTTTAGATGGGAGTACATAATGAGTTTAACAAATAAGACAATAGCAAATACTTATAAAGATGTATTACAAGTAGATAATAGTAATAATGGAGCATCTGCTATAATAAAAACTGTAAAAAGTGGAAATGGCGTTGATACTGCATTAAGATTATCAAAGGAAGTAGTAAGCGTAAGACCTTCAACTACTGAAACTACAACAGCATTAAGGGTACAAGCCTATGAAGGAAGTACATTACTACAAGTAGATTCTACTAATACAGAAGTAAAAGCATTGGGGCAATATGTCAATACAGGTGTTCATCAATTTATGTATGCTGCTGCACATCAATATCCTGATACTGCTAATACTTGGAGTGCATTGGATGCAATAGGTGGTGGAAGGTTTAGAAATTCTAATATAGAATTAGGTACAGGTTCATCTCCTGCAACAACTTATGATGCAAGTGCAAATCAAGCTGATGATTTAGTCCAAAGTATATGGGTTGTACCATTTAATATAACAATAGATGCTGTAAAAGTATGGTTTGGTCAAGGTGCAGGTTCTGGAGATACCGTAAAATTTTCAATAATGGGATATTCGATTGACACTTCAATGGGAGGAACAGGTGGAGATTTGAGTGGTGGGATTGAGCATTGTGTATCTCCATCAACAATAACAGGAACAGGATATAAAATAGCTTATAATCAAGACTTAACAATAAGCTCTGCAAATGTAAATGCAGGGAAAGCGATTGTAGCTTGTGTTCATCAAGACGGAACAAATGCTGATTTAACAGTAAATATGCAATTAGTATATCATTTAAGAAGTACATAAAATTAAGGAGATAAGTTATGCCTAAAGCATTAGGATACGCCACAGGAACTTCGGCAACTTTTGAAAGTCAAAGTGGTGCAGTAGATAGAAGTAAGGCTGTTTCAAAAACTAAAAAAGGTATTGGATATTCTGCTGATACAAATAGTTTATTACTAGACATACAAAAAAGTACAAGTGAAACTACAGTACAATCTAGTGATATTAAGGCTTTAAATATTAAAAACACAGGTAAAGTTCCTGCATTTATTATTTTAGGATATAGATTGTGGACTGCCGCCGCAACACAAGGTGCTGAAAGTTATCATGTAAACTACTTACTTAAGCCAGGAGAAGAATTGTATTTACCTACTATTAGAGGTGTAATAAGTGATGAAGATGTAGAGCCTCTTGGTGGGACTGCTGTAACAGATGGTGTTCCTACAGCAGTTATGTATTTAGATTCTACCGCAAATGTAGATGATGCAACAGCAAATGGAATTAAAAGTAGTGCTTCTGATACTACATTGTATTTAGAACCTTTTACATCGGCAGCTAATTGTACAGCAAATCTATTTAGAGTAGGTGATTTAATTAGGTGTACTAATGAAATAATGGAAGTAACTGCGATAGGAGACAAATCAGATTTAGCAAATAATAAATTGACAGTTAAAAGAGGTATGTATGGTTCTACCGCAGCATCTGATCACGCTGATGCAGATGCAGTTACATTTGCATTTTTTAATGAGTATCACGATTTTGATAAATACAGTCTACCACAAACTGATTCTCAAGGGAGGTTTAAATGCTCTAATATGTTTGGAGTAGGTAGATCAGCAACTGGAATACAAGGCATAGTACCTGGGAGTTTCTCAGTACAGTTTTATGAAGCAGGTTATCAAGAATTGGGCTTAACAGGAATTACATCTTCTACTAACTCAGGATTAACAGCAGGTGGAACATATAAATTAGATATTACAGTAGATGGTGGAACTTTATTCCAAGATTTGACATTTACATTAGATTCATCAAATGTTAATTTCGGTGGTAAGAATGGAGTAGTCTCTAAGATACAAGAAGCACTTGATACTCAATTTTACACAGCAGGTAATTTATTTGAAAAGAAAGTTCATGTCGAAATAGTTGGAGGAGATATAAGATTTACATCAGGTTCTCATCTTGCAACATCTGCTATACTACTTGCAGACACAGGTGATAGTGATACTTTTATAGATGCGGCAGCTAATGGTAGAATCCCTGCTTCTAGTAACTTAGATGCCCCTGTAGCTGCAAAATTAGCAACTACAGAAACTTACGATCCTGTTACTTACGGAAGTAGTTTTAAAGAAGACTTGTTTGTGTATGATGATGGTAATGGTAATTTGTTTGGCAAAGCTAGAGGTACTATAAATTATGAAACAGGTGCTATTGATATGGTAGGATGTCCACCTAATGCTCAGTTTGTTTATAATGTATTGCACAGTTCAGCTTTTTCAGGGAAACAAGATGCTACAGAAGCAACAAAACAAAATAGTTTACAAGCAGTTTATGCTAACTTACCTTCTCAAAAATGGGCAGGTGAAATAGAAATAGAGACATTTTAATGCCATACGGAAAAGGAACATACGGAAAAAAGAGGGGTAGACCAAAAAAGAAAAGAAAGAAAGGTCGTAGATAATGGCAATTTCAAGTACAATAGAATATTGCACAGATTCAGATGTTTATCAGGTATATCCTGGTATTAATGCTGTAGATGGCAAAACAAGATTATATGGTGGATGGGTAGCACACGCTAGTACAGATAACTTGTATGAAATGCACAATGCAGGTTATTCTGCTGTTCTTTACAAAGATGGTGAAGATTTAGGAGCAGAACATTCAGGGACTCCATCAAGTGATGGACAATGGCTTTATGTTGAGGCAGATGATAAAATCCAATACTACAAAGCAAGTACATCAGTTGCTACTTTAAACGCCTCTATATGGGAAGCAGGTGTAGACTTTCAAACTTTACTACAAAACGCTAGAAGAAACGCATCAAGATACTTTGAGTCAAGAGTAGACTTTAGAACTGCTAAAGAAATTTCTAAAGATAGAGAGGGCAACTATCCTTATATTGTTATTCGTTGTACAGCACTTATAGCTGCCACGCTTTTAATTAAAGCACACGATGCTTCTGATCCAATATTTGAGCGTGGGGTATTAGAGATATTTGAAGAAGAAATAGATAATATTATTGATGGTATTAACACAGGCAAGATTACTCTTACACATCAAGTTACTATGGACTCTAGTAAAGGTATTATTAGAGATATTACATATACAGCATCTAAATTAAGACCAGTTGAGCTTAGAGGTAAAGCTACAGGTTTGAGTGGTTTTGATAATATTAAATTAAAAGTTATAGATGCAGGAGTTTTGGGGACAGCAACTTACTCTGTATGGGTTAAAGATAGCGATTTATTAAAGAATAATCAAGTAGTAACTGCTGAAAAGATTAATGGAGATTTTCAAGATTTAGCCTATGGTTTACAAGTACGATTTGCAGGTGGGACAGACACAACTGCTGCGGCAGCTAATGATGAATGGGAAATAGAAGTATATAGTTACTCTATGGACTCTACAGTATCAGAAGTAAACTCAATGACACAAACAAGAGGTGGATATGGCGTTGCAGTTAAACGCAGCCTCAGGGTATGATGATGTCTTTTGGACTAATGTCCTTAAAAAGATAGAAGCGTTAATAAATGATTCATCTACTTATGGTCATGTTTATATAGCACCTACAATGCAAGATAAATCGCCTCAGAGTGTGCGTATATGGGGAGATTCTGCTGATTCTGAGGTATTAAAGCATACAGAGTGGATAAAGCGATATAACGCAAATATATCCCTTTATATGATTTCAGAGTCTCCAACAGAAAATTTTTATAGAAGTTTTTATGAGCAATCGGAAGTTCTTTATCAAGTAATGGCTAATAATAATACAGTTACAGGTGCTTTAGGCTGGTACGATGGTGTGGTTGAAGATATAATTTATGATGAATTAGATTCTGTAGAAGAAGGAATTGATGGATTACATAAGGCAAGTTTTGATTTTTCTTGCCTCGTTAATCGTATAACAACAGCGACAATTAATTTATGACAACTTTACTTAAAAAAGATTATCAATATAGTAGTGTTCTTTGGGAAGAAGTTATGCAAAGGGTTCAAGAGATTATTCGTGATGAATACAATATATCTCCTTATGTGTCGCCAACTTTAAACCCTAAAACACCATCTCCATTTAGAATTTGGTCATCTGCTCAAGGTACAGATGCACTATATGTTGGGGCATGGCATAAAGAGTACACAATATCTGTAAATCACTATTTAAAAACAGAGGATAGTGAAAGATTTTATAGAAAAGTTTACGAAGAGTCTGAAAGGCTTTATCAGTTATTTTTCAACAACCAAGGCACACAATCTACACAAACTTTAGGATTTTTTGGTGGTAGACCAGAAGGAATACAAATTTCACAAGAAGGTGATTATTTTAGAATTGAAGTTTTATTTACTTGTGAAGTATTAAGAGCTGATGATGTGGTTTATGTACAAGTATTACCTTCTGAGATTAGAGCAACAAAAAGGGCGTTGGAATTACCTTTTAACTTTTGGTCTTTAGATTTTGATGGAACAGATGATTATTTGCATTGTGGGTCTAGTATTTTTGATGTAACATCTAATGCTATTTCAATTTCTATTTGGTTTAATTTGGTTTCTACAGGGACTAGGACATTAATTTCAAGAGGTTCTGGGACATCTGGTGCAGGTTATATGATAAATTATGAGCCATCATATCCAAGATTAGTTGTATATTCTAAAAAATCTACTAGCTATCAGACTCTTATTTATAGTGGGAGTATATCTTATAATAAATGGAATAATTTAGTTTGGGTTAATGGAGGTACAAATAATCCATCTTATCTATATTTAAACGGAGAATCTATAGCAACAACTACTTGGACATCAAATCTTACATCTCAATCAAGTGAAAATTTATTAATAGGGTCAAATAAATCATTTAGTACAGAGTTTGTAGGGCAAATATCAGAAACAGCAATCTTTAACTCTGTACTATCATCTTCTGAAATATCAACTATATACAATGATGGGCAACCAATACTATTAACAGAAAATCAAGGTGGTTATAAGTCTAGTGGTAATTTAGTATCGTATTATAGAATGGGTAGTGGTAGTGGTGATAATAGGATAACTACAGGCTATATAGCTGATCAGGTAGATTCATCTATAGGTTCTGAAATGGTTGATAATGGTGGATTTGATGGAATTAGTAATGGTACAAATGTAACAAGTTTAGATGATTGGACTGCATACGGAACAGCAATAAGTACAACTATAGAAGATGGTAAACTAAGGATAGTTAGTGATGCTTTAGGTGAGGGTGCTAAATTATTAATTACTGGTGCTACAAATGATGCTTTTTATAGGTTTACTTGTGATGTTACAGGTGATTTAGGGCTACATAGTGTTTATGCTCTTACTGTTGAGGGTAATGCAAATATTAGTACAACAAATGGTTCAGTAGATATAGTTTTAGTTGGATATGCTAGTAAAATAACTATAATATTTAGAGCAGGAACAGGAACATCTGGTGGAACATCATATTATGATAATATTTCAGTAAAACCACTTAATGGAAATGCAGGTTCTATGGCGAACTTCGACAGCCTAGATTTTAGAACTAATGTACCACTATTATATGATAAAGCATTATTTTCAAATTCATTGGTATTTGATGGTACTGATGATTATGTTGATATTTCAAGTATAGGTGATTACGGAACTGGTGCATTTTCTTGGTCAGTTTGGTTTAAATGTGGAAATGATGATACTATAAAGTATTTATTAGGTAATATATCAGCATTAAATACGCTATATATAACATCAACAGAAGCAATAAGGTTTAGAATAGCAAATGGTCAAGTAACAACAGAAGCTGGAGCATTGTCAAGCCCTTTAACTTGGAATCATATTGTTGCTACAAGAGATGGTTCTAATGTAGTTAAAATATATTTAAATGGGGTAGAACAAGCATTATTGCAATCAGATGGTTCTACATATTCAACAGATGATTTAACTTTATCTGGTACGCAAGAAATAAAATATATAGGTAAGGAGAGTAGTGATTATGTAGATGCAACTTTTTCAGATGTAGCTTTATTTTCTACAGGTTTAGATGCCACTAATGTAACTGCTATATACAACTCTGGTAAACCTATAGACTTAACTTGTGATGCAGGTAATTATAATAACGCTAATAATTTAGTGGGTTATTGGAAAATGGGAGATGGGTATTTAGATGAATTGCCGAGTGCTGATATTAATGGTGCAATAGTAGACCAAGTAACACCTATAATAGGAGATGATGTTTTAAGTCATAATATTGATGATTGGACTCTTGGTAATAATTCTGGTGCAACTTCAACAAAAGCGTATTCTGATGGAGTTTATACAATTACAAGAGAATCTGAAGGAACTGGTACAGCATATACTTATATAATTCAATCTGGCATAGAAAATAACACTTTATATAAAGTTAATTTTAGTTATAAAACTACAGTAAATTTAGAAGTTTTAGGCACATATGATACTGGCTCAGCAATAGCACTATCACCAACAACTGAATATATTGAAAAAACTGTATTTATTTTAACAAACTCTACTTATGCTGGTAAATTTCAAATAAGAGCAGTAGGAAATTTTCAATTAAAAAATTTAACATATAAAAAAGTTAATGGAAATTCAGGGTTATGTGTAAATATGAACGCATCAGCACAATCAATTAGCGTACCAAAATAGGAGAAAAGTATGGGATTTGAAAATAGAAAATGGGTAATAATTACACTCGCAAGTTACACAGACGAAGAACTAGAAAATTTAGTGGGTAACGCTATACAAAGTAGTGTAAATTCCCTACGGAAGAGTGTAGACTCTACTAAGGCAATCCTAAAATGGGATGGCGAAACGCCTTCTGTCTTTAGTGGTATGACTACTTATAATCATAGTGAAATTTTAACAATATTAGCAACAGAGGAATGGACAGCAAATGAAGATTAAATTAAAAGATAAAAACAAAAAGATTTCTCAATTATGGTGTTTTTCTTTTAATGGTTATGATTTTAATATAATAGATAAGATTAATTCTGGAAAGCAAGTTGTGGTTGATAAAGTACCTAAACCTGCTTGGGAATATGTAGAGCAAGTAAAAAGTAAAAAAGTTAAAAAAGGAGAATAATTATGGGTGTTTCAACAGCAGCATATTCGCCAAAAGAATTTCAGTTTTTAATAGCAGAACAAGATGCTTTTGGTACAATAGAGGCAGGAGGTGGTAATGCTTATCATGCCTTAGATGTAGATTCGGTAGGTTCGCCATCTTTGAATCCAACACAATCATTGGATGTTAGAAATGGTGGAAGAGTCTTACAAGCTAATGATTTTTTTCAAGATGTGAAAGCATCTGTTAAAGAAATATCGGTATCAGGCACAGCAACTACTAATGCTCTTGATATGCTTTTAGAAAATATAATGGGTGAAGCAGAAGGAAGTGCTAGTGGAGTTTATACATTTGCCTCTAATGCAAGTTCACAATCAGTAGGATCAGGCGATAGTAGTCAGGCAGGAACTTTATTATCTATAGTTATAAAATCAGGATTTGGTACTAATGCTGATCTTTCATTTAAAGATTGTGTTGTAACAAATTTAAGTTTAAATGGAGATGTTGGTACTGAAGGTGGGAGAATAAAATTTTCAGCTACATTCCAAACAGGTTCAGTTGTAGAAGATTTAACTGATGCAGCGACTACTGTAGATACTGCCTTTGCAGCTTCTGAAAATTATTTTATGTCTTCTTGGGTGGCAGCTTATAGAAAAATATATGGCGTAGATGATTTAGTTATGCAGTCTTTTAATCTTACATTAGACAATCCTGCAACATTTTCAGGTGTTGCTTCTACAGGATATGAAGTGGTTACTAGAGCGAGTGAATTTTCAGCAACATTAGATGCAACTGTAAAATATGATGCAGAAACAGAAGATTTTTTTGAAAAATTTAACAATCAAACTAATCATGCTTCAACTGCTGCACAAATTACATTATTAAACGATGACAGCTCATTAACTGATGGTACTTTTGGTATTAGTATGCCATTAACTGTTTTAACTAATGTAGCATTTAATGAAGGTGATGTTATGATGGTAGATTTATCTGTCAAGGCAGTAGGGACAGGTTCTGATGCTTTAGTAGAAGTTGCTTGTTAATAAATAAGAGGTAAAATGAAAGAAGTTAAACTTAAAGATGGTAAAAAAGTAAAGTTAAAAGAGTTGTCTTTAGATGATAGAGACTTTCTTTTAGACAATACACAATATGTTATGGATAATGGTGAGATACAGGAAGTCAAAATGATGCACTCTACTCTCACCAAGTATCTTAGAACAGGTATAGATGGCGACACATCTGATAAGACACTAATGAAGATGTCTTTTGAAGATAGAGTTGAAATCTTTAAAGCAATACAGGGGAATATGTTACTGGGGGAAGAGAATCCCTCAAGCTAACGCTTAATATTCTTAATGAAAGTTGGTGCGAGGGTTGTCAGTCGTTCCCCTATAAGGCTACGCCACCTATAAGTGGTAGTAAGCCTCGGCAGTTTGAATCTATGCAAGATGTATGGGATGTTGTTGATTTACTAATAGAGGAGGTGAAACATTTTAATAATGAGGGTAAGAGCTTTGATGTTAGTCGTTCAATTAATGCTCAGTTACCCTTTTTTACTTGCAAAAACCTATTTCATTCTAAAGAAAATCAAACAGACATTCAAAGATACATATACTGTCAAGACTTTAATATTCAACCCTATCCAGGCAGTTATGGTGAGCAACCTGTTTTATGGATAGAAAAAGCGTTTATAATAAAGAGTGCGTTAGCAAAATTAAACAAGGATAAGATAGAAGATGGCAAAAGGCAATAATATAACAATAAAGTTTCAAGCTAAAGGTAATGAAGCCTTAGAAATTGCTATTAAAAAACTCGATATAGCGACTAAGCGTTTAACAGGAAAAACTTCTAAATACGAAAAAGAGACTAAAAAAGGAGCTATGGGAAACAGACTTTTAAGTAATTCTTTTGCTACTTTAAGGTCAAAAATGCTTTTGGTTAATTTTGCTATGGGTTTGGGAATTACTCAGTTAATAAAATTTGGTAAACAAGCTGCAAAAGTTCAATCAATGGAAAGAGCTTTTACTAATTTGTCAGGAGGGACTGCAAATGCCTCTATTGCAGTAAATAAATTAAAAGATGCTACCGATGGTACGATTTCAGAGTTTGATCTTTTTCAACAAGCTAATAATGCTATGATACTTGGAGTTACTAAAAATTCTGATGAAATGGCTAAAATGTTTGATATGGCTCAAAGATTGGGAGCTGCACTAGGTAAAGACACTAGACAATCTATTGAATCTCTTATTACTGGTATTGGTAGGCAATCTAGGTTGATGTTGGATAATATTGGTATAATTGTAAAAACAGAAGATGCTTATAAAAAATATGCCAATGAGCTTGAAAAGAATGTAGATCAATTAACTGATTCCGAAAGAAAACAAGCGTTTATGAACGCTACATTAGAGGCAGCAGAAGAAAAATTAACTAGAGTTGGAGATGAAGTTTTATTTGCTGATGCACATTTTCAAAGAATAGCAGTATCTTTGGAAGAATTATCTTTAACTGTAGGTGAAGCATTATTACCAGTTATAGAGCCTTTGGCAGATCAAATGGTTAAACTTTCTGAAATTGACTCTAAAGATATAAAAGAATTTGCTACTGCTATGTCTTTGACAGCAGGGACTTTTGTAGCCGCTAATGTTGCTGCAAATGCTTTTGCTTTAGGAATAGATGCTGTAAAATTAAAACTTAGATCATTGGCTATAAGTACAGGAATAGGTGCGGTATTTGTAGTTATGACATTAACTTTAGAAAAATTAATATCTGAAATGGGAATATTTGAGGATAGCGTAGAAGATGCTATAGTCCCTACTAAAAGTTTTGCTGATCAAATAAAAGAAGCAGAAATAAACCAAAAACTTTTTAACGAAAAATTAAAGCAAGGCAATGATCTTTTTAATGATAGAGATATTTTGCTTATTAAATTAAAAGAAGCTCAAGGAGGATTAACAGCTTTAGAAGCTAGACAAGCAATTCTTAATGAAAAAAGAAAAGATTTATTAGTTGAATTAAATGGTATAGAAGACCAGGGTTCAATTAGGGCTATAGAATTAACTAATAAAAGAATAGAATTAGATATAGAAAGCCAAAATATAAAAAAAGAAATTGCAGACTTAGAATTAAAAGAAGATCAGAGAAAAGCTATTGCACAAACTAGAGATAGTGCTATGCAAGAATATATGTTAGAATTGCAATCTCAAAAAGAAGATTTAGACAAGCAAGAGATAGAACTGTCTAAAGAAATTAGAAAATTAAAAAAACAAATGCTAGATGATACCGTTAAAAATGCTATGTTAGGGAATCAAAGCGTAAAAGATGCTATGATAAATACAATTAAAGCAGAAACAGCAGAAGCTATAGCAGGATATATATCCTCTTTATTTCAGAATTTACCATTCCCTATTGCAGCTACCTTGTCAGCAGGAGCAGGTGCTTTTGTAGGTTCTATAATGAATAAAAATGTACCTACTTTTGAACAAGGTGGTATGGTTGGTGGTCGTAGACATTCGCAAGGTGGCACTATGATAGAGGCAGAGCAAGGTGAGTTTGTTATGAGTAGGAGTGCTGTCGAGGCAGTAGGTATAGAAAATATGAATAGAATCAATCAAGGTGGTGGTGCAGGTATTACTGTAAATGTATCAGGAAATGTAATGACACAAGACTTTGTAGAAAATGATTTAGCAGAAGCAATTAAAGAGGCAGCTCGTAAAGGTGCTGATTTCGGTATTTCATGATAACTTCTTTAAAATTTAATTCTGACACATTATCGAATACTACTAATATTGTTCCTTTAGTTTATATAGAAAAAACTATTGCTGATGAGGTTAATATTATGGGATTTTCTACTTATCAATTAGAATTAACAGATATAAATGATAAGCCTTTGCAGTACCATCCTCTTTTGTTAAATATTCCTTCTATAAGTGAAAAAATAAACATAGAAACTAGAAAGTTTGTAATTTCATCTGTAACTTTAAATTTATCAAACATTGAATATTTAGGTGAAAAACTTAGTGATAAATATAATTTATTGATTAATTCTAATGTATATATTTATTACAAAACTCAAAGTGCAAATACTTTAGAAGAATGTTTAAAAGTATATTCTGGAAAAGTAAAAAGAATTAATCATTCGAATGAAGATATAAATCTAATTCTAGAAGATATGTCTCAAGAGAAAATACAAAAACAAATTCCTAAAAATAAAATTCCTGATATTCCTGAAATTCAAGAGGAATATAGGCTAGAACCTATACCAATGGTGTATGGTAATGTAGAAAAATCTCCTTTAGTAAAATATGCTAAAAAAATAAATGTTGCTAATGATGGAGATTTAAATGAATATGCTGAAAAAATGAATTTTTTACCTGACAATATAGATGATTATATATTACAAGATACAATTAATATTAATGGATATAAATATGATAATTTTATATACGCAGGATATTTTATAGGTGGCAATAATAGATTTAATACCCCTTTATATATCTATGATAATGGTTATGGAAATATAGTAAATAAATATGATAATTTATCACAAAGTCTTGGTAATAATGTATTTATAAATTCCGACAAAACAATATTTATTCAAAAAACTTATCAAGAAGATGGTACGCCTGTTAATTTAATTTCTCAAAATATATTAGAAGTAATTGCAGATTGTGAAACTTATGACCCATGTATGATTAATCCTGTAGTTAAAAATAATGAATCAAACAATCAATCAGGTCTTTTTTTACCTGAAATAGTAAGTAGATTATATAGTAGGGGGTTTGATATTTCATACTTACAAACCTCATATCCTAATGGCGATCCAGTCTCTTCAATAGTTTTAAATGAAAGTTTAGAATATAATGGAGAAATATATCAACCTATAGATACTATTTTTGATAAAAACACATCAGTATTTTTTGAAGGCATTTTAAAAGAAGGTAGTTTAGGCGATACTATTGGTGAAAATAATCAAAGATTAATGTTTATGTGCCAAACTAATTCTCCAAAAATAAACTACAAAAGAGGTGCTGTAATAGTAAATTGGAAAGGCTATGCAAGTACAGAGAATCTTGGAGAAAAACCTTTTTATATTAAATTTATAAATACAGGCTTAAGCGATCCTGAAACAGATGTAGGTGAAGAAAGCAATATAGACCCTGTATTATGGTATTACAAAACTAGTTTTAATGATGTTTTTTTTGGTGATGACCCTATTTTTAATGATTTGCCAGATAGTGCGGCATTAGGTACTTTTGGATTTATGTTTTATTTTCCCTCTGTTGGCGAAGGATATCAGACTGATGAATATACAAATTTTAATGTAAGATTTGATCAATTAAACTTGTCTTACCATTTAGAATTAGAAGATACTAACTTGCTTGAAAAAAATGATTTTTACGCTAATGTTTATGGAAGGTGTAAAGAAGGAAATTATTATTATTATAGAGATTTTAATGCTAATTTTAAAATAAGCGATAATAATTTTATAGACAATTTTTTAGATTCTAATTATAATTTATACAATTTTGATAATAATGTAGAGTATTTTATTTTAAATCCAAATGATACTTTTGATAATTTTATACATTATGTAAAACCTGATTCCTTAGAGCTTTCTAGGGCAACTATAGATGGCTCAATAGATGAAAATTATATTAATATTAATTTTACTGGTAAAGTTGTAGATTCAGAAGGGAATGATAACCTTAGTGGTGAACCTTCGATTCCCTACGATTTTAATAATATAGGTATTAAATTCTACAATAATGAAGAGATATATATATTTAAAACAGACAATAATTCATTACTAGATCAACAATATGGAATTTTAGGATTTTTACCATTATATAAACCTGCTGAAATAATTTCAAGTATTTTAAAACAAGAATGTAATTATGAATTAGAAATTCCAGAAATAAATATAAATAATGTTGATTCAAATTATAAACAATGGAAAATGTCTTTCACTCAAAAAGACACAATAAATGGTAAAGATTTAATAGAAGAAATATGTCAATCAACAAAATCATTTGGAAGATTTAGAGGGTTTGATGAAAAATTTTCTTGGAATACAATTAAAGATAGCTATTCAGAGGAAGATATAGACTTTACAATTCCAAATCAAGATATAATAAGTTATAAATACAACAGAACTAAACTAGAAAATGTTAAAACAAAAATTAAAGTTAATTACAATTATGATTATGCTACAAAGAAATTTACAAAAGAAACTGATGAAATAAATGTAAATCAATTAGTTTATCTTGAAAGTGGTTATAATTATAATTATTATGGCATAGACGAAAATAATGAAGATAGTGCTTTAGAGTTTGAAAGTAAGTATATAAGAGATAATTATACTGCAGAACAGCTAAGAAACTGGTTGTTATCTTGGCACATGAACCAACACAGTTTACTTACATTACAATTATCTATAAAATATAATTTATTAGAAGTTGGTGATATAATTGCTTTTGATAAAGAAATACAAGGGTTGAAATTGTATGGTGAAACTTACACAGCTAATATGGGTTTAAATGAGGATGGTCTTTTAGTAGATTTAAATGAAACTTATAGAAATGGTCAATTAATATATCCTTATTTTATGATTTATGAAACAAAAAAAAGCATAGATAAAGTTGAAATAAAGTTAATACAATTACATCATAACGATCCTAATTTCTTTTTACCACCACCTGAAGAAGGTGAGGATATAGACTTGACACCTACAGGCGATGTTAATTTAGATGGAAGCGTTGATGTATTAGATATAGTTGCTTTAATAGGACACATACTAGAGACATCACAATTAACAGTAGACCAAGGATATGAAGCAGATTTAAATCAAGATAGTAATTTAGATATTTTAGATGTAGTTCAGCTAGTAGGGATAATTTTACGATGATAAATTTAAGCTATGGAAGCGGAGAAGTAAGTTTAGATAATAATATTTCTATTGTTGCTATTCAAATACAATTTAAAGGTGTGGTAAAAATAAATCAAACATTACCAAAAGAATTTACTATATATAATTCAAAGAATAAAATAATTATATATAGTATGTCTTTAAATGTATTGCCTGATTTGTTATTTACTTATAATGGAAATTTTAGAATATTAAGTTGCATAGCATCAAACAATAAAGGCGAAAAGATAGATATTACTATTACAAATGATAATTTAGGATTTTGGCAAAAACAAAATACTACTTGGGAAACAGGTATCGGTTGGGAAAGTTTGGATGGTAATTATATTGTAGGGCAAATTCCTGTAGTTCAAAAAAAGAATTTACCTGAACTAACTGAAGAACAAAAAAAATTGCAAGAAGAATTAAGAAAAGGGTAAGAAATGGGTAAGTATCAAAATGTAGGAACACCAAAATTTTATATAGATTATTTCCAATATGCCTTAACCACAGGATTAGCTAAGAATGAAGGAATTGGTGGAGATAATATTTTTGGAGAAGATGATAGTGATGGAGATAAACTATTTAATAATCAAAATATACAAGATTTGCAAAAATTATTTTATTTAAATCCAACAAACTCTTTAACTATACCAGAATTTTCTGAAGCAAGAAGTCAATTAACTATTAAAACCTATTTAAGTGAAGAAGATTATAATATAAACTATTTAATGACTTTAGGACATAATTTTAACCAATCTAATGTAACTATGTATGGAGAGCAATACCAAGGAACTTATTCAGCCGATCCACTTGTAAACTATACTAACTCTCAAACAGCAGTTGATTATAATGGTTGGAGTCTTTCTGAGCTAACAAATACAAATACTAATCCTGATTTTTTTCAATTAAATATATATAACCCAAACGAAGAAGCCCCAACAAATGGAGATATAAAAATAGGTTGTATATCTATAGGTACTTCATATACGATGCCACACTCACCTGACTTAGACTTAACAATGACAAGAGAATTTGGTGGTGCTAAAAAACAATTCACTAAGGGTGGTGCTTTACTTACTAACTATAACTACACACAACCACCAACATGGGGAGATGGCGAGGCATGGGGGCTATATACTGATGCACCTACAAACCTAGGAGCAAGAAGAGCAGGTAGAAGGACTTGGGACTTAAAATTCTCTTATTTAAGTGCTTCAGATATTATGGCTGACTTAGAAATGCTTACTATATATAATGCAGAATCAACTGACATTAACGATAATCCTACAGGTTATGAAAACTATTTATCAGATACTAATTTTTTCTCTCAATTTATGCAGAAAACTCTTGGTGGCAGTTTAAGATTTATATTTCAACCTGATGGTAGCGATTATAATCCTGATGGATTTGCTATATGTGTATTAGACCAGGACTCTATATCAATTAAGCAAGTTGCTCACAACACTTACAATATTAGTCTTAGAATTATGGAAGTCTGGTAGGATCAGGTAATGCCACGCCATGAAACATAGATGCCCATCTTATAATTCTATCTAAGTAGTCTTGAAATTCATCTTGCGACAATCTTTTTGTTGTTTCTATTTTAAATTCTCTTTTTAATTCATTGTGCATCTCATCTAGTGTATACCCAAGATGTTGTGCTAATTTACTTACAACTACTCCTCTATAGTAGTTATTCTGCCTATTTGTTTTTTTCTTTGGCAGCTCTTTAAGGTTTAATACTACATCTCCATTAAACTTATATAAGTCGTTGGTAAACTGATCTTTATCATCTAAAGTCAGTCTACCATTGACCACTCTCCCATAGACCATTATTTCATTCAATGAAATATCTCCTTAGTAATCTAAATGCTTCTTTCCAACAATCTATTCGCCAATGTTGGTTAAATTCTTTTAAACCCATACCATGATAATCACTATGGTGTTCTCTGCATAGAGGTATAGCAGAGAAGTCTTTAGGTGTTTGCTTTTTTCTGTTGCCGCCCATACCAATAGCTTCAAGATGATGAGGATCGACTGGTGTTGCCCCACAAATAAGACAATGTTGCGACTTAATATACTTTAAGTATTCTTTTGTGTCAATCAAAGTTCATCGCCTTGATAAACTAAAACTAATTGAACATTACAATTATCGTTTGGGCAAGACAAATTACTTACTATTCCTTCTCCTTCACAACTATAATCATCATAATCGTGATCTACACCCCATATTAATTCTGCATCACAATTACTACACTTCATTACTTAATTCCCATATCTTATCTTTTAATTCTTTTATTTCTTTTAAGTAATCAACTGCCCTAATCATAAAGTAAGTTTCGCCTCTATCCTCTTTAAACGCAACCATATCTACTTCCTTAGTCATACCTAAAAATTTAGGTATCTTCTTACGACATTTAGCTTGAATCTTAATATTACCCTCTACAAGTAAATCTACCTCTTCTGGCAATCCTAATGAGCGACCATTACTACCCCAAGCTCTAACAGCTTTAAATTTAAAAGACTCAAACAACATAACAAGTTGTCTTTCAAATCTATTACCCTTCTCTTTAGATTTGTTCATTATCTACCCTCTTATTAAACTCTAAAATCAAATCAGTAAGTTCATATTCTTTTATATCATTCAATTTATAATGTGGCGAATCATTTTGTACTTCTACTTGATGTAGTGGTTTATTTTTGTGATATAAGCCCAAATTAGCCCATATAAGGAACTTTTTTATATCTAATAGTGTAATCATATTATCTACTCTCCTCTTAACTGTTTAAGGCGATTTTCTAATACTTCAATCATATCTTCAGTAATTTCAGTATTGTACTTTGTGAACTTGCCTATTCGAGGTTTAAACTCTTTCAATAAAGTTGTATACAAACTTATTGCTTCAAAGTTTTGGTTTCTTATCATTCTTTTCCTTTCATTTTTGTAGGGAAGGAGAGGCTTAGCTCCACACTCTCACCTCTCCAGTCTAATGTAGTTACCAAATACTATTCCCTACCTTATTATTATATGGGAGTTTTTATACTGCAACTTCCAGCCAGTTAATTTTGCGAAACAAGTGGGGTGCTATTTGATTTATTGTGCATTTTAATATAACAAGGAGTGTATATTGAAGCGACCCCACTCATTTTCTTTTTACCTTCGCCCAGGATTTATTTCCACATTCTCTCCTGGCACATCCATCACAAACAAATTGTTCTTTCCAATCTATTTCAGGAAATAATGATTTCATTGTACTTTTATCATCTTTATACATAAATGTTGCATACTTTCCACACATATCGCATAATTTATTCAGCTTACCTTTGTATTTTATTGCCAGTTCTAAACTCGTAAATATAATTAAATATTTCTTCTAATTCGTGATTTGTAAATGTTTCAGTTTGCCATCCTCTACAACTAGAATGTTTAATTTTTAAATTTTCATTTTCTTGTACTACTATATATTTTGTTTTCATCTACTTTCCTTGACAATTTAAACAAGTTTTTCTTACTTTCCCTATAGATGGGATGTCCATATAAGTTATACCTTTTTTATTGCAGATATAATTAGGGCAATATTCCCATACTTTTCTACATTTCTTGCAGAAAAATATCTTTTTATCTATAAAATGTTCTTGTAAGTTAGTTTTTCTCATAAGCCTTGATGGATATATTTCCGAAAAATAATCCTCAACCCACCATCCGTTTTTTAGCTGCTTGTATAATGTCTTTAATTTCTTCTGAAGATGCTGATCGTTTTTCAACTTTTCTTTGTTCACTTAAAAATGCTCGTCTTTCTTTCTTAATTTTCTCATCACTTAAATCTACAAAAGAATTATTATTAGAAGAAGAATTATTTTTATTCCAATTTCCTGCCGCCATATGCCACTTTTTCATCTTGTTCTTTCCGACCATCCAACCTTTAGACTCGTAAAAGCAAAAGAATTTTTCTGCTTCGTTTTTATAATCAGAGTATTTCATTTTTTTAAAGTAATTTATAACTTCATCTAAAGTTGGACTTTTAAACCTAACATCTTTTTTAACTTTAACCTTATCTTTATCTTTATCTTTCACCCTTGCGTAAGTGTTGCTCAAGGGTTGCTCAAGGGTTGATATACATACATTATTCTCCTCTAATATATTAATTGCAGACTTATGAGCATTTACATTAGGGTTTAAAGTGCCATATTGAAATTTTATAAAGTCTTTTATCCAATATTTATTATCTTTTATTGCCTCAACTTGCTTATCAAATGCTTTAGGGAGTTGTGTAACTTGGAAGCCAACCATAAACGAAGTCAGCTTCCAATTTACTTCCCAAATACCTGCATGATCACAAGAATCAGTCATATATATCCATAACAACTTTTCCTTTAGTGTTAAGTCCATAAACCAAGACTTAGACCATTTTTGGTTATCTGTGAATCGTTTAGCCATTAGAAAGGCATCCCATCATCTTCTTTTTTAGCTTTCAAATTATCAGCCAAATTTATACTGAGAGATAAGAAAGGTTTTCCACTTTCTTTGCCTTTTCTTTTCCAAGCTGATATAAAGAAATCTGAACCTTCAACATTAATTTTACCAGTCATATCAGGTTTCTTATCTTCAGGGTTATTCTTATCTTTTTTATCGTTAATAAATAATGCACCTTTATTTGTGTTATCGTATTCCATTTTTTTTCCTTTTCTTTTTTGTTATTTTCTTTGTTATCTTTTTTGCTTTTGGTTTATCAAAACCCATAAAGTCTTGAAAAACTTTAAGTTCTTCTTTTGTAATCATTTATTCTCCTTTTTAAAATCTTCTTGAGCCATCTTGATTCCAATCTCTTGTAGCAATAGTCATTTTTTCTCCATTTTCTTTAGCTAATAACATTTTATAAATAAGATGCATAATACTTGCTACTTGATCTTTATCAAGAAACTTATATGTTCTTTTCATTAAACTTAAATAGTCTTTTTTTGATATTTTTTCTCCTATTTTTACTACTTCTGCTATATGATTTAAGTTCATTACTTCGCCATCTTTATAATACATACTATCTCCTTTTATTAAAATAATTCTTTTTCATTTGGTTGTATTTTATTCTTTGCCCAACTTTTTTTAGACTTATTAAGTGGTAGTTCATCAGACACCTCATTCTTTTT